AGGTGATTTATGTCATTAGGGGAACAGATCGCAAGTAGACGTATAAAAGAAAAAAGAACTATTGAAGCTCCAGAATGGGGTGAAGATAATACTCCATTAATTTTATATGCTAGTGCAATTACTGCAGGTGATATCAATAAGTTGCAGAGAAAGCATAAAAACTTTCTAAATGATATGACTGTGGATGGAATGGTTGATTTAATAATTGAAAAAGCTGAACTTGAAGATGGTAAAAAAGCATTTTCATTATCAGATAAACCATTTTTAATGAGTGAAAAAGTTAATATAATTGCAGAAGTTTCTGCAAAAATGTTTGGTGAAACTGTTTCTGTAGAGGAACAAGAAAAAAACTAAAAAGCGATTTGTTAAGGTTTAATTTAATAGCTTTGGCAGATCGCTTACACAAGACAGTTGATGAAGTTGAACATTTAACTTTATCTGATATAAATGAATGGTACGCATATTTTAAGGTGTTAGAGAATGGCAAACCAAAATCTTAAAGTTACCTTATCAGCAGTAGATAAAACAAGACAAGCGTTTGCAAGTGTTCGTGGTGGATTAGGTAGGATAGGCAAATCTATTGTTAGTGTTAAGGGTGCTTTAATTGGATTAGGAGCAACTGTTGCATTAAAACAATTTGCAACACAAATAGATAATTTAGCAAAAGCATCTAGTCGTTTAGGTCTAACAGTTAACCAAATACAGACATTACAATTTGCAGCAAGTCAAACAGGTGCAAGCGCAGAAGAACTTGAAAAAGGTTTAACAAGATTTTCCAGAAGTATATCAGAAGCATCAACTGGTTTAGGTGTTGGAGTAAAAGCATTTGAAGCATTAGGATTAAGTGTTACTAATGCAGATGGTAGTTTAAAGCCAACTAATGAATTATTAAATGAAGTTTCAGATCGTTTAAGTGCAATAAAAGACCCTGCAGATAAAGTTAGAATTGCATTTGATTTATTTGGTAGGTCTGGAGTTAACTTAGTCAATACATTACAAGCAGGTTCATCTGAATTAAATAAATTAAGAGATGAATTTAATGCAGTAACTTTGCAATTAACAAGTGAAGATGCAAAGGCAGTAGAAGAAGCTAATGATTTATTTGATAAATTAGGCAGAACTTTTGTTAGTTTTGGACAAAAAATAACATCTTTTATTTTACCTATATTAGCAAACTTAGCTAAATTTTTAACAGTTTTTGTTGTTGAGGGTTTTGCAAATGCAATAAAAGCATCAAGAGATTTTCTTAACACTATCATTTTAGGATATAATAAATTAGCTGATTTACTTGGATTAGACCCATTTGATGAATTTACATTTGGACAAGAATTAGAACAAAATTTAAGAAATATTTCTAGTGCATTTGATAAAACTTCAGAAAGTTTAGAAAAAGTAAATCCACCTTTAAGAATTGCAATAAATGGTTTTAAAAGAGTTACAGATACTGTTAAAGAAGTGAAGCCAGAATTATCTGCATTACAACAGTCATTTAAAGACGTTGGAGATAGGGGGATTAAATCTTTAGAGGATTCATTAGTTGGAGTTATTAGTGGCACTAAATCAGCTAAAGAAGCATTTAAGGATATGGCAAGATCAATTATTTCTGATTTAATAAGAATTGCTATACAAAAACAAATCACCGGCCCATTAGCAGGAGCATTAGGAAGTTTCTTCACTGCTTCCTCAAATGCCACAACTGTTCCAACATTTATGGCTAAAGGTGGAACTGCAACAAGTGGATCACCTTATATTGTTGGGGAGAAAGGGCCGGAGTTATTTGTACCCGGAAGAACAGGAACAGTCGTACCTAATAATCAATTAAGTTCTGGTGGTGGTGTTACAATTAATCAAACCATTAACGTCACTACAGGTGTTCAACAAACAGTTAGAACGGAGATTGCAAACCTAATGCCACGAATAGCACAAGCATCTAAACAAGCAGTCTTAGAAAGCAGACAGAGGGGTGGTTCATTTGCAACTGCTTTTGGTGGTTAATTATGGCTATATCTTATCCATTAGCGACACCAACAAATAAAACAATTCAACAAGTTGCATTTTTTGCAAGAAATACAGTTGCAGTTTCACAATCACCTTTTACTTATTCACAACAAGTTCACAAGTGGACAGGTCAAAGATGGGAAGCTGATATAACGCTCCCACCTATGAAAAGAGCAGATGCAGAAGAATGGATTTCATTTCTTGTTAGTTTAAAAGGTTCATATGGTACATTTTTATTAGGTGATCCATCAGCAGTAACACCTAGAGGAACTGCATCAAGTTCACCCGGTACACCTATTGTTAAGGGTGCTAGTCAAACAGGAGATCAGTTGTTGATTGATGGCGCAACTGCAAGTCAAACAGGTTATTTAAAAGCAGGTGATTATATTCAATTAAGTTCTGGAGTAACTGCAAAGTTTCACAAGGTTTTACAAGATGCTAATTCAGATGGTTCTGGAAATGTAACTTTAACAATATTCCCAGATTTGAGAACATCACCAACAGATAATTCGTCTGTAGTGGTGACAAATGCAAAAGGTGTTTTTAGATTAAATGACAATGTAGTCAATTGGAATGTTAATGAAGCATCTATATATGGGATAACATTTGGTGCAGTAGAGAGTTTATAAATGACTAGATCAATTACTTCAAATATGTTGACACAATTATCAGCTAAAGAGGTTGAATTATTTTTGGCATTAAAATTAAACTTTGATAGTGGTACAATTGCATTATGGACAGGTTATGGGGATATTACTTTTGGTTCACAATTATATACAGGTGCAGGAACTTTATTAGGTTTTAGTACAGTTGAAGAAACATCTGAAATAGCAGCAAGAGGTGCGCAAGTTACTTTAGATGGAATACAAACATCAATTGTTTCATTAGCGTTAACGGAAAGCTATCAAGGCAGACAAGCATTAATATATTTAGGTGCATTATCATCTGGTTCAGTTGTCGCTGATCCTACTTTAATATTTGATGGTCGAATGGATGTTATGACGATTGAAGATAGTGGTGATACTTGTTCAATTTCATTAACTTTAGAAAGTAGATTAATTGATTTAGAAAGAGCAAGAGTTAGACGATACACTCCAGAAGATCAGAAGATAAACTTTCCTAATGATAAAGGTTTAGATTATGTTTCAGATTTAACAGATAAAGTGGTGCAATGGGGTGGAAAGTAGAGTTTCAAATTGGGAAAATCTATTAGTTAGATATTTAGAAGATTGTAGAGATAAGCCTTTTAAATGGGGAGAACATGATTGTGCTTTATTTACTGCTAAGTGGGAAAAAATTTTAATTAATAAATCTAGATTTTCTGAATTTTTCAATAAATATAAAACTGCTTTAGGTTCTTTTAAGGCACTAAAAAAATATGGTGAGGGTGATTTAGTCAAAACAGTTGATGCAAAATTAGATAAAATAGACAAGAAAAAAATTACAAGAGGTGATATAGTGAGTGTAAATACAGATGAGGGAATTGCTTTGGGTATTTATACAGGAAATAAAATTGCAGTTGTTAGTTTAGATGGATTAATTTTTTTATCGCTTGATGATGCGATAGATTGTTGGAGGATATAATATGCCACCAGTAGTCGTAGGAGCAGCAATAGGAGCAGCAGCTTCAACTGCAATTGGTTATTATGTTACTGGAACTATTGTTGCATCAGCAATAGCTTCATCATTTGCAACAAGTTTTGCTATATCATTAGCAGGAAGTGTTGCTCTAAGTGCATTATCTGGAAAGCCTAGTGGGGGTTTTGGCGCACAAGGCGCAAGTGTTGTTAATCGTGACCAGATGGTTAAACAAGCCATAACTAATCGCAGAGTTATTTATGGAACATCAAAAGTTTCCGGCCCACTTGTTTTTATGGAAACAACTGAAAATAATAAATATTTACATTTAGTTATTGCTCTAGCATCACATGAAGTAACAAATATACCATCAATATATATAGATGATGACAGATTAAGTGCATTTGATGGCGATGGGAATGTTACATCTGGAGATTATGCAAATAAAGTAAGAGTAAAATTTCATTTAGGTGCATCAGATCAAGCTGCAGATGCAACATTAGTGTCTGAAAGTGATGGTAAATGGACAAATGACCATAAATTATCTGGAATAGCTTACATTTATGTAAGGTTAGAGTTCGATCAAGATGTATTCCCAAATGGTATTCCTAATATTTCTGCAATGGTATGTGGGAAAAAGGTTTTTGATGTAAGAGATAGTACAACACATTTTTCAACTAACCCTGCATTATGTATGAGGGATTATTTATTAGATACTGATTATGGTTTGGGTGTTAGTTCTTCAGAAATAAATGATGCTAGTTTTATAACTGCAGCAAATGAATGTGATGAATTAGTAAATTTAAATGGTGAAGAAGTTGATTTAAGATTAGGAGGAACACTTCCAGTTCCTTATACGACTATACGCACAACAGATGGTTTCGCTTATACAGATCAAGCAGCACAAGGTATTTCTGAAGCAAATGTCAATAATCAAAGTGTTGAAAATAGATACACAATGAATGGTACATTCGACACAAATCAAACGCCAAAATCTATTATTGAAAATATGTTAACTTCATTAGGTGGAACTTTTACTTATACGGCAGGCGAATTTGCATTAAAAGCAGCGTCATATATAGCGCCATCTGATACATTAACACAAGACAATCTAAGAGCAGGAGTAAGTGTTAAGTCAAAAGAAAGTCGCAGAGATCAATTTAATTCAGTTAAAGGTGTTTTTGTATATTCAGCAGAAGATTATAAACCGACTGATTATCCAACAATTACATCATCAACATTTATTTCAGAAGATAATAATGAAACAGTTTTTGCTAATATAGATTTCCCTTATACAGTTTCACCATCAATTGCGCAAAGATTAGCTAAAATAGCTTTATTTGCTAATAGACAACAATTGTCGTTAGTTTTCCCTTGCAATCTAAGTGCTTATAAATATCAAGTTGGTGACACTATAATGATTGATTTAGATCGTTATGGGTTTTCATCAAAGGTTTTTGAGGTTGCAAAATGGTCTTTAGCTTTAGATCAAGATGCAAATGGTCAACCTTTTGTGGGTGTTGATTTATTATTAAAAGAAACAAGTGCATCTGTTTATGATTGGAATGCAGAAGAAACAACATTTGCTTTAGATAACACAACATTATTTGATGCTAAAACAGTTGCTTCACCGGGATTAACAGTTACAGATGAATTAAGAATTGTTAATGAAGAAGCCGTTTCTGTTTTATTAGCTGAAGTAAGTTCAAGTAATAACGCAGTTTCTCAATTTGAAGTGCAAGCTAAAAAATCAACAGATGCAAATTTTGTGACTATGGGTAAAGGTGGTACTGGTCGTTATGAATTATTATCAGTTGAAGATGGTGTTGTTTATGATGTAAGGGCAAGAGCAATTAATGCTTTAAATGTTAGATCATCATTTACGACACAATCGCATCAAGTAGTAGGTAAAACATTACCACCTGCAGATGTTACAAACTTTCAAGTTAATATTATTGGAACAGAAGCCCATTTAAGTTGGACACCTGTAGCTGATTTAGATTTATCACATTATATTATCAGACATTCACCATTAACATCTGGTGCTATATTCAGTAATGCAATTACATTAATTGACAAAGTTTCACGACCTGCAAACACAATTACTGTTCCGGCAATGACAGGAACTTATTTTGTTAGATCAGTTGATAAAATTGGACTAGCTTCTGCAAATGCGACAAGTAATGTAACATTAATTGATGATATTAAAAATTTAAATTTAGTTGCAACATCAACACAACATCCTAATTTTACAGGTTCTAAAACAGATGTTGTAGATATTGGAAGCGCTTTGATTTTAGATACTGGATTATTTGATAGTGCTAGTGGAAATTTTGATGATGCATTAGGTTCTTTTGATGGTGGAGCAGGTTCTGTTAAATCTTCTGGAACTTATGATTTTGATACATTTATAGATGTTGGTGCAGTTTACACAAGCAGAATAAGTGCTAGAGTTATTTCAGAACGAGTTGATTATGTGAATACATTTGATGATGCATCTGGAAACTTTGATGATCGTGAGGGTCAGTTTGATGGTGACATTAGCACATTTGGAGATGTTAATGTTGAATTACAAATAGCAAGAACTAGAGATGATCCATCTAGTGGTTCACCAACATATACTGCATTTCAGAAATTTAATGTAGGAGATTATATTGGTAGAGGGTTTAAATTTAGAGCATTTTTAAAGAGTGATGATTTAGAAGCAACACCAAAAGTTACACAATTATCAGTAACAGTAGATATGCCAGAAAGAGTTTATTCTGAAAAAGATATTGCAAGTACAACAAGCGCATCTGGTAAAGCAATAACATTTTCACCTGCATTTAAAGAGATTGAGGGGATAGGCATTTCTGCAAGTAACTTAACAAGTGGTGATTATTATGTTATAACAAATAAAAGTGCTACAGGTTTCACAATAGAGTTCTTTAACAGTTCAAATGCGACAGTAGATAGGACTTTTGATTATGTCGTAAGAGGTTATGGAGAATTAGCAGCATGAGGATAAAATATGTCACAAAATGATTTCACAATTGCCAATCAAGGTTTCCCTGCTTTTAGAGCAGATTTAAATTCAGCATTACAAGCATTAGCAACAAATAATTCTGGAACATCAGCGCCATCAACAACATTTGCGAATATGTGGTGGTATGATAGTACAAACAACATTATGTATATTAGGAATGAAGATAATGATGCGTGGATAAAATTTGCAGAATTAGATCAGACTAATGATAAATTTGTTTTAAGTGGCACATTACAACTAGATGATGGGTCAGCTTCAGCGCCTGCTCTTACTTTTAACTCTGATACTAATATGGGTATCTATAGAGGTGGAACGGACATATTAAGGTTTGTTACGGCAGGTGCAGATAGATTACAGATTTCAGCAGATGGTTCAATAAGCACTCCAACATTAGGAACATCAAACTTCAGAGCAGGTGTCAATGCAGGTGATGCTATTGCAAGTGGTGGTAATTATAATGTGGTAGTTGGAGATGAAGCAGGTACGGCACTCACTACTGGTGATGCTAATGTAGCAGTTGGATTTGAAGCACTTAAAACTGAAGATGGTCATGGAAATAATGTCGCTGTTGGATATATAGCACTTAAAAATTTAAATGCTGGAGCAAATGGAAATAATGTAGCAGTTGGTTTTAGTGCTGGTGGTCAATTAACAACAGGTGTTCAAAATACTATTGTAGGTGCTTCTGCTGGAGATGCCTTAACTGATGCAGATTTCAATGTTGCTATAGGAATGGAAGCATTAAGCACTGATACTCTTGGAAGCCGAAGTACTGCTGTTGGCAAAGGTACATTAAAAAATCAAAACTTTACTTCTGCTACAGATGCTTACAATGTAGCAATAGGTTATGAAGCAGGTAATGATATTACTACTGGTACTTTGAATACATTTATAGGAGCATTTTCTGGTGATGCCCTTACTACAGGAACTACTAATTGTGCATTAGGCTATCTAACTCTAAGTGCAGAAACCACTGGTCAGCGAAATACTGCAATGGGTTATTCAGCTTTGGCAAACCAAAATTTTACTGGAGATACTCAAGCATATAATACAGCTTATGGATTTTTTGCAGGTTTAAACATAACAACAGGAATCCAAAATACGTTAATCGGTGGTCTAGCAGGAGACGTTTTAACTGATGCAGATTATAACGTAGCTATTGGATTATCGGCTCTTGGGGGTGATACAAAAGGAAGCAAGTCAGTTGCTATAGGAGTAAATTCTTTAGCAGTTCAAAACTTTACATCTTCAACAGATAGTCATAATGTAGCAGTAGGGTATAAAGCAGGAAACGCAGTTACAACAGGGCGATATAACACATTTATAGGTTCAAATGCAGGTGATGCAACAGATGATGGTAGTGAAAACATAGCAATAGGCAACGATTGTTTGGGTGCAAATGCAGGTGATGGTAATACAGCAATGGGTTCTAACGCATTACTAAACTGTACAGGAAGTCAAAATACAGCAATAGGTCAAATAGCAGGTTATCATATTACTAGTGGCACTAAGAACACAATTATTGGTCGTTATAATGGCAACTCTGGTGGCTTAGACATAAGAACATCAAGCAATAACATTGTGTTGTCAGATGGTGATGGTAATCCGAGATTTTTTATTAAATCAACTGGTTTGCCTTATTCGCCTGCATCATATTCCACCACTACTGGAACTGCTCCTAATATGTATATTCAATCAGATGGAGCTTTTTATAGGTCAACATCTTCACTAAAATATAAAAACACAATTAATGATGCCACTCACGGCTTAACTGAACTGCTAACATTAAGACCTGTAACTTACAAAGGTAATAATGATGGTGATACTGTGTTTGGTGGTCTTATTGCAGAGGAAGTACATGATGCAGGACTAACAGAGTTTGTGCAATATAATGATGATGGTGAGCCAGATGCACTAGCTTATGGTCATATGGTTTCACTTTGTATCAAAGCCATACAAGAATTATCAGCTAAGAACGATGCTCTTGAAACACGAATTAAAACTTTGGAAGGATAAACAATGACAAGAACAGCAGAACAAATAGCACAAGCACATAAGGCTTGTTTAGATGGAGCAGATACAATCAATGTTGTAATTTCTACTCATGAAAAAGGCAGCGATGCAACAGATAAAGACTTTGCACATGACATGACACTTGATGAGAAGAAGGCAAGAGTTACTCGTAGTGTTGGTTATCTCAAACATCAGAAGACATTAGATGATTGGACTGATGAAGACTTTACAGTCATTGATAAAGCAATAACAGATGCAGACGCATTTACAGGAGAATAAATTGGAAAATAATGTTTTAAATATTGATGGAAAAGAATTTAAGCTAGAAGATTTAGATGAAAATCAAAAATATTATTATATGCAGATACAGTTAACAGATAAAAAGGCTAGTGATTTAAAATTAGAATTAGAC